GCGTGGTATAAAATTTGAAGTTTAAAGTTAGCTACCTTTGTACATAAGTGCCCACTTGGAAGTAGCTGCATCGATTAGATCGATGAAACCAATTCTTTGTGACGCTACAAGTACTCTTCTTTGAGCTGCAACTTCGTAGTCTGATTCAACTGTCATTCCTCTCAGTACTGGTCTGACGAAGTTTCGGGCATAGACTGCACAAGCATAAAATTTGCTTACAGCAGCTGTTGCGAATTCTGGACATACTATTACTTTAGATCCGAATACGCTTCCGATTTCTCCAGACAATTTGGTAGCAGCGCTACCAACTAGATTTACATCTTGGAACTCAGCGTCTTCCAGTAATTGATAGTAACTCGTTAGAGAAACTACAAATACAACATCAGCAGGATTTAATCCATATTTACCCATATTTTTCCTAGCGGCTAATAAATGTAGCGCGGTTAGGGATTCAGAGGCAAATGCGGTTGATGATTGAGTATAATCAGAGTCGTTTCTTGCTAAATGCAATAACCCTTCATATGTGGCTCCTGAGGTACCATAGGCACCATCAGCATCATCTCCAGCTAGAATTGAATTTTCGACACCTCTTGCGTGTGATCTAATCATAGATTCACGTAGTAATGGCAGAATAGGAAGAATTGCATCTTCTTCTGTTTCATTACCTAGGTATGAGGTGGATATTAGCTTTTTAGTTGAAAGAGTTCTTTCGGTCATATCGATTCCGCCGTAAGGTGAACCATAAGTATCACCAGTTTGGGCTAAATTACCATGAGGAGAGGATCCTGTAGCTGCCTGGTTAGAGGTAAACTCAGCATATCCACTATCTGGTAAGATAGGTAGAATCTGTGTAGCACTTGACATTTGGATTTCTCTAAATAGAGGGGCCAATATGAGTTGGAGTTCAATATCTCTCTCAATATTAGTGCTTACAGTTTGTTCGAAATCAGCGGAAGATACCGCAACACCTGACATGGCATTTTGTTTTTCCATTACGGATTTACCATATTTAGTGTCTTCGATGCTTCTGGCTCCTATAGCTTTCGCTAGTAACCATGCATCTTCAATATCTTTAATATCCGCGTTAGGGTCTAGAGGTCTACCTCTATCACCAAATTGTCTTTTGGACTCACGGATCTTTGTGATTTCTTCAGATTTCTCTTTCAGTTCTGCTTTAAGGCTATCAACTACTTCTTCTACGTTGTCATACTTATCGTTTACACGTTTTTCTAGGTCAGAAACTAATTCTTCTGCTCCAGATGTTCCTGCTTCAACGATAGCTTTAACTTCAGCTTTCTTTGATTCGAGTTCGGCTTCTTGAACTGCTTGTTCTTCTGCGGCTTTCTCTGCATCAGCTTTTTCTGCGGCTTTTTGTTCCGCTTGCTGCATTGCAATTTTTGCTGCTGTTTCACTTGCAACTTTTTTTGCGAACTCTTCAAGATTAAAGTTTTCTGTATCTTTTGACATTTCGTTTTTCCTTGAAGACAGACTGTCGTCTGTATCTTGAGGCTTATCAGCCTCGGTTATTTTGACAAATTGCTTTTTCCACTCATCATATTCTGATTGAGTGTCAAAAGACTTTGCCACAGAGAAGGTGGCTGCTTGATTAGCGGGTACGGATACCACGCTTACTTCGAACAGCTCCGCATCAGAAATTTTAAGTCCGTCAGTTTCCTCTATATAATCTGCGTCTTTGACGCGGAAACCTACACTTAAAGCTCTTAGAATACCTTCTTTGACTAAATTCGTTACATCACCAGCACTTTTTGATATGTTAGCGGTGATTCTTAGTCCCCTATCGTCGGTCTCAAGACCTGTGGCTCGACCGATAGGTCTATTATAGTCGTGGTTAAAAAGAACAACTGGATTATTCGTATAGTTATCCAATCCTCCCTTCTCCCACGCTTCTTTTTCTATAACATCTCCCGCTCTATCTGTATCGTTAGTGCTGGCATATCCTTTGATATTTACGCTTCCATCGTCTGCTTCTTCCACAAACTTGAAAGTAGATGTTAAATTGAAAATCTTTTGCATAATTATTTACCTTTCTTGGCGCTCGCTGCCTTAGGCGCGACCTTTTTAGGCGCTGCTTTCGGGGCAGGAGTTGGCGCTGGAGCAGGGGTTGATACAGGGTTAGCTGCTTCCCATTGCTCAGGGAAATTACTTTTAACCATTGATGACATGCGATGCCAAGACCCAAAAGGTCTTTTTGCTACCATATATCTCATAGGTTTATCTTCTGCTGCTTTATATTCAGCTACAGACAATATACTTCCTTTGTCAGCAAAATAATCAGCGAGTTGTTTTAATACGATTTTTTTATTCGCCATTTTCTTCCTCTTCTTCTTCGGGTCTTCCGCCTTCTGACGGATTGGCCGCTGAGCCTGCAATGTTAGCAGGCACTCTTAAATCATCGTGTCCTTCTAACGGCTCCATTCTCATTGCTTCTCTGGCTTCGTTTGGTGCCATTATTCCAGTATTCACTAGAGTACTGTAATAAGCTGCCTGGTCTTTTAGTTCGGGTTGTAAAGCGGGTACTCCGCTTATATCCTCTTCTAAATCAAAACCAAAGAACCTCTCAAATGCAAAATTAACCTTTCGTACTATAGGTAGTATAGTTTCTAAATAATACAACCTATGGTTTGGTCTAATATTTGCGTTGTTTCCGCTATCTAATAGCAAAGGCGGTACGCCTATTGCTTGTAGTATAATCTTCTCATTTGAAGATATTGCTTCTTGGAAATCTAAGTCTTTAAAATTAACTTCTGTAAGGTTGTCAATTTCTAAACCACCATCAAGTATTAAAGGTCTTCGACCTCCAGTACTTGGGTTATAACGGGCTCTCCAAGCCGCTAGCATTCTTTCTTTTATCTTTTCACTTAATGTATTTGGGCTTTTTAGTACTAATCCTGGTACTGCTCCATTTCTAAAGAAATTATCCTGAAAGTTTCTCATAGAGTTCAAAAGTAACATTGTTCTATAAGCTGGTTTCAGTCTAGGTACTCCTCTATAAATAGAGTTGAAACTATTCTCTTTAATATGTATAACCTCATCTGGACTATAGTCTACTTGCCCCTGATATGTGTATTTTTTTATGTAAGTTTTATCATCTGTTTCTATTTCTACATTTTCTGCAGGTAAATGATAAAGTGAACTATTTCCACCATCATAATAAATAAAAATATTTCCATCAATTAGTAAATCAATTATCAGATTTCTTTTAAAAGAATTTACATCTTGAAATGGGTTAGGCTCTATATTTAATAATCTATTTACAGTAGCCCTTCTAACATTTTTATAAACTGGAGTCATTCCAGCAACTTTTCCACCAACATCTACTGGTATTTCTGCGACATCATCAACTACTATATTTACTGCTCTATTTACAACTTCTAATTTTTCGTAAGCATCTCTATAATTAGTAACATTCTCTCTACTAGTTATATTAAAGCCTTCCTCTCGCCCAATAAGATATTGTGAGGGATTAATTTTGTCTTCGTCTGTTTCTACGGGAGATGTTCTCCCTATAAATCGGTCATACCATGCCATGTTTTTCTCTTCGTCTTTCTACCCAACGCTTTTGCTTCTGGGCCGTGAATAATTTGGGTCTTTTGCCATAAATGGAGTGTAATCGTAAATGATGTTCGTGACAAAGAGTGACAGCTTCTTCGTATAGTTCTAGTAAATGCTCCTCGATAAAAGTATCTCTTACCTCCATAATCTCTTCGGCGGTTTGGATATTAAGGTTATTACCTCTCAGCCACTTATCTAACAGTTCCGTCAATCCGTAGAAGTGATGGAAGTCGAGATTTTCTTTACTTCCGCAAATCCGACAATCCGTTCCCTTATCGTATTTTGACTTGGCTCTGTCTCTAACGTATTTGACTAGGTCTCGCTTTAAATCCATTAATTTTTCTCTTACTTTGTATTATACTAAATTACCACGCTAATGTCAAGAATAATTTTTTCGTAGGTCTGCTGATTAAAAAGTGGTCGAAGATGTCTCAAAAGTGTAAAGCGCATATCTAAGAGCATCTGCCATGTGTGAGTACGCATCATGTTTTGGCCTTTCTTTCATCAAGTTCGGATTTGCATCCCACTGATATTGGTCTAAACATTCCAATACATGTCTACATCTTTGGTCTACTATTAAATTGTCATTATCTACAAGACTTGCAACTTCGCCAATTCCATCTAAAAGAGACTTTTTTGCATTTATAGTAGTAACATCATAATTTTGTGCAAAATCAAATCGTGTTTGTTGTGCAGCAGAGTCAATATATATCCAATCTATATCATATTTGTCTTGTAATGCCCTAATTTGAATTGCATGTTGTTCAGTAGTTCTTTCAGCGTCAAGATATTCAGCTAATACATAGAATTTTTCCAGGTCCCAATCATATGCTACTACGCATAAGGCTGTCGGGTCTTTGTAACCCACGTCAAGACCTGCAATTACGTCCATTTTTGAAGTATCAAGTTCTTCTAAGTCTGCAACACACTTTTCAAAATCAAAAGTCCAGATTTGACCTACATAAGTATTAAAATCTGCCATGTACTCTTGTGCAAACTCAGCAGAAGACATCGATTTCTGGGCTTCCTTAATGTCATCTTCACTAAAACGAGGATTTTCATGATAAGTTGCTCTTATAGATGCCCATTCGGGAAACTCATTATTAAATCCACGATAAAAGAAGTCTGCAAACCAGTTATTTCGTCCTCTAGGAGTTGAAATAAAAAGTGCTTTACTGTTATCTTTGTCTAAAGTTGGTCTAAGTGCTATATTGAAGGCATCTCTACCATCTACAAGGGCTGCTTCATCAAATATTATTAGATCATATGATCTTCCTACACAAGAATCCACTTGATTTATTGATCCCATGCGTAAAGTGGAACCATTTGATAATTGAATTACTCTATCTTTTGCATTATCCTTTGTAACTTCTAAATCAAAGTGCTTAATTAACTGTCTCTGTAAATCAAAAGATATCTGAGATAAAGAGTAGTTAGGTGACATTAATAAAATATGACTATTTGGTACTAATGCCATAAGTTGCCCAATAATATTAGAAATATAAGTTTTACCTTGACGCCTAGAAACGGCACCACATATAAAACGATATTTGGGATTATTAATTGCATTAATTATTGCAACTTGAGATGGAATAGGTGTAATACCTAATAAATCCATGTAAGGCATTATAGGAAGTTTAATAAATCTATCTTCCGATGAATACTCTACAATATCTCCTTTAGGAATATCCTTTCTACTAATCTCTAACATTAATGTACTATAGTTGAGTTATTATCTAGGTCAATTAGGTGATTTACTTGTGCTAAATGATATAGATATAGAAATCCACCAGCCATAGTAGCTAACGCTGCTTGCTCTGGACTCACCTGTGATATCCTTGCTTGTTCATTAATTTTTTCTAAAGCAGATACTGCTGAATTAGAAATAACGTCTAACCAATGGGCATCAAGATGTGTTAAATCTATATCTTCTATCATTAACTTCTTTTTCCTAATCGTTGTGTTCGTGCCTTCTTATACTTTTGATAAGAAGTACGTTTTTTGCTAGCTTTTCTTTTTGAAGCACTAGCTCTTTTGCCAAGTCGTTGTTTACGACTGGTCTTTAACTTCTTTCTAGGCATGATTATGCCTCAGTTAAACAAGCTACAAACTCTATGCTACCTTGATTTGCT